GGTATGGGTAAATGTTGCAACTGGTAAAACTGTTACACGTGGTAAAAAAGTTTACGTATTAACCGATGGTGGTGACGGTAAAACTGGTGCAATTCAAAGTGAGACCGATGCAAATGCAATCGAAACCGCATACACCGTAATTGATGTTAAAGGTCAATTAGCGTTAATTTCTAAATTATAAGGGGCTAAATAGATGTCTTTATTAACTTATGTACAAAACGGTTTAACTGCTGTTAGCAAAGAAATCGCAGAAACCAAATATCCAGAAATTGTGTTTCCACAATTCGTATATGTTGACCAACAAACAGCAGTCGGCATCACTGAAAAACTTCACTATGGTGCAGATGAACATGGTTCTTTAGATGATGGCTTAATCACTACTGGTACTAGCACTTTAGACCAAGTAGAAGTTGGCTTTACTCCAAAACGCTCTTATATCGTACCATGGGCTAAATCTGTTACATGGACTAAACCAGAGCTAGAACAAGGCAAATTGTTAGGTTTAAACCTTGATACAGCTAAAATCATGGCGTTAAACAAAAACGCTCAACAAACTCTACAAAAAGTAGCTTTCTTGGGCCACGCTAAAGACGGCCGTCTAACTGGTTTATTAAACTCTAAAGATGTATCTGTTCACACCTTAAAAGGTGCGGCAGCAGGTGCGAAAGTTCAAGCAATGGACTTCGACAAAGCAGTGGCATTCTTCAAAGAAATGTTCTTAGCTGGTCTAGAGCGTACAAAACGCATTGAAGCACCAAATACTTTCGCTATTGATGCGTTAGATTTAGCACACCTTGCTTTAACTCAACGAGCAAACACTGATACAACTGCGTTAGAGTTCTTAACTAAGAGCTTATCTGCTGCGGCTGGTCGTGAAGTTGCAATTAAAGCGTTACCGTCTAACTTCGGTTCTCGAGTAACTGATGGTAAAAACCGTGCGATTGTTTATGTAAACAGCAAAGAACACGTAATCTTTGATGTGCCGATGACTCCGACTGTGTTAGAGGCAAAAGAAAAAGGTTTATTAGCTTACGAGTCAGGCTTACGCATGGCATTCGGTGGCGTTACCTTTATCGAGCCAGAATCTGCTCTTTATGTAGATTACTAGGAGGAATAAATGCCAACAATAAACGATTTTCGTGAACGTTATCCAGAATTTAAAGAGGTCGATGGTTTCCGCATTGACCTTTTTTTATCTGATGCACAACAAGAAATCAGCCAGGCGCGATGGGGGCGACTTTTCGAGCGTGGAGTGTTGGCATTAGCTGCTCATTTGCTCCGCCTTTCTCTTTGGGCAACAGAGGGTAACGGTGGAGCAAATCGCAATGTAGCGAGCGAGTCGGCAGGGGAGCTTTCTGTTGGCTATGCTACACCGACAATCACTGGTACAGATGCAGATTATCAATTAACTGCATACGGTCAAGAATACTTACGCTTGCGTAAACTCGTTGGGATAGGTGTGATGGTGGCTTAATGACTGTTCAAGTTACAGGTAATCTTGCGAAATTCAAACAGCTTATTGAACAAATAAAAGCAAGTGGCGAAAAGGCTGTGTATGTTGGTTTTCCTGCTGAGTTTAATGAGAAAGTAGAGGGTTCAGATAACTTTAATCTGGCCTCTTTAGCGGCTGTATTGGAGTTCGGAAATGAACGGATTCCATCTCGCCCATTTCTTCGTCAGACATTAGCGGAAAATCAAGAGAAGTACAAAGCATTATTTGTAAAACTGTTTGAAAGCGGTGTTTCAATAGACCAAATCTATGAACAAATCGCTTTAATTGCTCAAGGTGATGTTCAGCAGAATATTGTTAATGGCAAATGGACTGCAAACGCACCAAGCACAATTAAACGCAAGAAATCAAGCAAGCCGCTTATTGACACAGGTAAATTGCGGCAATCTGTAAAAGGTATCGTCAAATGAGCTTAATTAATCAATTCCCTCGCTTTTTGAATAGCAAATTTAGCCAGAAAGTAGTCGTAAAGCATCTACAAGGCGAACATTCAGCTATGGATTATAAGGCGAAGTACATTGACGAGAAAGTCACTGCGATAGTGATGCCAACATCACCTAACGATGTTCAATTCTTGCCAGAGGGTGAGCGGTTTCTGCCAAGCATTAAAATCTACACAGTTAAGCCTTTAAAGATAGGCGATTTAGTAGATTATCTTGGTGAAACTTATAAAATCAAAACAGTGGGTAATTGGAAAGACTATGGATACTACAACAATATCGGCATTCGACATAGCCAAACTGCGAAAGTGGATTCAAGAGGCTTTGAAGTTACCTAAAGAGGCTGTAATCGGTGGCTGGTTGCCAGAAAATCCCCTGCCTGCGTTCATTACGATGGATGTATTAAATACCAATGAAATCGGACAGGCGACACGAGAATTTGACGGAAAACGAGAGCGTATTAAACAGTCAATGCAAAGCGCTGTTAGCGTTTCTTGTTTCGGTAAAAATTCACTCGCTCAAAGCTACAAATTAAAAGCTATTTTCCAAAGTTCAGCGTTTCTTTCCTTTCTTAAATCAAACCGTTGGGGTGTTATCCGTTTTTCTGATGTTCGCAATCTAACCGCTACGGTTGGCGCAGACTATGAAGAGCGTGGGCAATTTGATGTTGTATTTAGTCATCATCACATTGTAGATACTCCGTTAGATCCGATTGAGAGAGTTGAGCAACGGACGAATAACAAATCACAAGATATAGGAGCATAAGCCAAATGGCATTATCAATCTCTAATATTGTAAACGTGCAATTAAACACAGTTCCGAAGTCTGCTGCTCGCAAATCTTTCGGTACAGTTGCACTTTTCACACCAGAGGCAGGACAAGCATTTAATGATGCGACTACACGTTATGTGTATGTTGAAAGTCAAAAAGATGTTGAGGCTCTCTTTGGTACAAATTCAGAAACAGCAAAAGCGGCTCAACCGTTCTTTGCTCAAAGTCCACGTGCGAAACAGTTAATCATTGCACGCTGGCAAAAAGAACAAGCAACCATTACAGCAACTAAAAATGCTTTACGTGGTGCGATATTATCAGATGATTTAGAAACTTTTAAATCAATCACTAACGGTCGTTTCGCTATTACAGTCGGCTCAAATGTTAAGGTTGTGGACGGTTTAGATTTCTCTCGCTCTGCTGACTTCAACGCAGTGGCGACCAAAATTAAAGAAAAATTAACTACATTACAAGTTGCCGCTGATGTCACTTATGATGAAACAGGTAATCGCTTTATCATCTCCGCTAGTGCGGCTGGCGAAAACGCTGAAACATTAATCTATTACGCAACAAAAAATGATGGAGTGGGTGATTATGTTGGCAGACTATTAAAACTCGAAGATGGTCAAGCGACACGAGTCATTGGTAAAAATCAAGTTCAGGTTAAAGCTGAGAAAGTAGAAGAAGCATTATTCAATGTTTCAGAAGTTGAAAATGGCTGGTACGGTTTCACATTTGCGGCTCAATTAACTGATGCTCAAATCGAGGCGGCGGCTAAATACGCTCAAGCGAATGATAAATTATTCGGTGTTAGCGTAATTAAAACTGAGCAGGTTGAATGGTCGGCATCTAACGTATTTAAAAAGTTATATGATGCTCAATTAGACCATACTTTAGCAATCTTCGATAAAAACGACTTATATCCTGCATCTTCTGCGTTGGCTCGCTTATTATCCGTAAACTTTGCAGCTAATAACTCAACGCTTACGCTTAAATTCAAACAGCAACCAACAATCACAGCAGATGAAATCACTGCGACAGAATTCGCAAAAGCAAAACGCTTAGGGATTAACGTTTACACTTATTTTGATGATGCCGCAATGATTGCAGAGGGTACGGTAATCGGTGGCAAATTCGCTGATGAAATCGTTATCCTTGACTGGTTCAAAGATGCAGTACAGAAAGAAGTGTTTGCTCGTTTATACAAATCACCGACTAAAATTCCTTTAACCGACAAAGGTCAAGCAATCTTAATCTCTGCGGTTGAGAAAGTTTGCTTAGAGGGTGTTAATAATGGTGCGTTTGCTGCTGGTAAATGGACTGGTGATAGCTTTGGTAATTTAAAAACAGATGACTACCTAGAGAAAGGTTACTACATTTGGGCCGCTCCAATGGATACACTTTCAGATAGCGACCGTGAGCAACGTAGAGCGACACCAATTCAGGTGGCCGTGAAGTTAGCTGGAGCAATCCATTCAAGCGATGTGATTGTGAATTACAACCGATAACTAATAGGGCTGGATAATCCAGCCTTTTCTTTTAAGAGGAAATATAAATGGCAGTTTTCGATCCAAAACAAGTGGTAGTGTTACTTGACGGTAAAGAAATTTCTGATTGGGCTGACGGTTCAGATGTAATTAGTGCAGCAAATCAAGTTGATGCTGGTCAGTTGGTTATCGGTGCGAATGGTACAGGTGTATTTATCGCAAATCCAGATAATTCAGGCAAGCTAACGTTAAAAATCAAACAACATTCCGCTGATAATGCTTACTTATCTAAGCTATTCAATCAGCAAAAATCAAGCATTAAAACATTCTTACCTATCACTTTATCAATCCGTGACTTAATCAATGATGATGTAGTAACAGCAAGTAAAGGGTATTTCACCACTCCTGCGCAATACGTTCGTGGTAACGGGCATAATCCCGAAACTTGGACGATTGTTTTTGAGCAAATGACAATGAACTTAGAAAAAGGCGTTGAATAATGGAACAGGTTAAGCAATTCACTATTGAAGATGTGACTTACACAATGACACCGGCCAATGCAATGGCTGCGTGGACTGCGTTAAAAAATGCGATGAAATTACTTCAATCAGTTGATTTATCGGCTCTTGGTGATACTAAAAAACTAGGTGCTGGCATTTTAACGACTGTATTAGCTAATTTAGGTGAGCCAAGTGTTAAAGAGTTAGAGAATATCGTATTGACTCACACAGCTTGCGAACAAGACGGTCAAAAATACCGCCTATCTGAACGATTTGATAGTCATTTCAATAAACATCGTGGTCATCTAATAACTGTATTAAAAGAGGGATTAACCTATCAATTCGCTGATTTTTTTATCGGTGGGGGTGGATTGCTAGCCAATATTCAGGGCAAGCTCAAGGCGTAGGAAGCCAATCAGAAAATAGAGTTGATTGGTTTGTTTTTACGCCAATACTAAAAAGGTTCTGTACATTGCACGAATTAAGATCTGTTTATTCAATAGCAGATCTTCTTTCTTTCCACGAGGTAATAGTGGAATTAAATCAAATGGAGCAAAGCAAAGATGCTATTAGATGAGTTACTGATAAAAGTCGGGCTTGAGACCGATAGCCAAGCAATGCAAGAGTTTGAGCAATTCCTTGATACGGTTGGAAGTGGTACTGAAAGTGCGGTTGAGGGGCTTGGTGAGCTATCTAAATCCATTGAAAACACGGTTAATACCGATGCGGTGAAAGATGGTGCTGATGCTGTTGATGGCTTAAAAGGTAATATTGATAACCTTTGGGCGACAAAGTTCGGTGCTGACGGACTGGCTAAAAAGTTTGAATCACTTGGCATAGTCATTAATAAAACCACTATCGCAGTAGTGGCACTTGGTGCGGCTTTTTACGGCGCAACGGTAGGTGTTAAAAACTTCGTAGATGGAAACCTTGATGCGTTAGACGAGATTAAACAGCTATCTAATGTAACAGGTGAGGCAGCAGATAAAATCTATCTGTTAGGCAAGGTCGCAGAAGTAAACGGTTCATCTGCTCAAGCAGCGCAATCATCAATCGAGGGATTATCTCGCACAATCGGTGAGGCTGCGGCTGGAATTGGTCGAGGTGCTAAGACTTTTGAGCAATATGGATTAAGCGCTAAGAAAGCCAATGGCGAAATAAAATCATCTAGCGAGCTATTCGGTGAAATATCCGAAAAAATGCAACAGATGAGCGACCAAGAGCAAATAGCAATGCTTGCTAAGTTAGGCATTGATGGCTCAATGATTCAAACGCTCAGATTGGGCAATGATGAATTAGCTGAACAGATTGCTCTAGCAGAAGCCTTAACGCTTGGTGTTGGTAATGCAGAAAACGCAGAGAAAGCGGCGGCATTCAAAGATGCCTTAACGCAAGTTTCTCAAGTGTTTATTGCTATCGGTGAATACGTTTCATTGCGTATATCGCCATCAATCCAGCGATTGGCTGAACGCTTTACAAAATGGTTCGCAGAGAACAATAACTTCATCAAGGCGATTTTAAATGGGCTTGGTCGAGTATTTTCGTTCCTGTTTGAATTAGCTGGTGCGATAGATAACATCATTGAAAGTACGGTTGGTTGGAAAGCGGTAATTATCACGCTTGGCGGCTTGTTGCTATGGTTTAGCCGAAGAATGTTGTTAGCCTTTGCGACAAATCCAATCACCTTAGCGATTGCGGCAATAGGTGGGCTAATCCTAATCATTGATGATTTTATCACTTGGTTACAAGGCGGTGATGCTCAATTCGGTGAATTCTATCAATCTTGTGCGGACGGTTTACAGTGGATTGAGGATAAATGGGGCGAGCTTTCAGACTGGATTAAGGAAAAATGGGGAGAGGCTATTTCTTGGGTGTCTGGGAAATGGAATGCCTTTACAGCGACATTCAGTATAGACAACCTTAAAAAAGTCTTTGAAAGCGTTAAACAAACAATTATTGAGAAGTTTAAGGCGGCATTTGGTTGGGCTATCGACCTATGGAATAGTATTGTAGCTAAGATTGGCGGTGAGCCAATTAATATCCAGGCTAATGTATCTACTCAAGGCGTGCGACAAGCTGGATTAGGCGTAGCGGATTTAGCTTTAAATGCAGGCGTTTACGCAAAAGCATCTGAGGTTTCTGCTGGCGGTGTTGGTGGCACTTCTAATTCTGATAACAGTATCAAGAATAGCAACAACAAAATCACCATCACACAGAATATTCAAGGCGTGGATAATCCAAAAGCGGTTGCAGACCAATCAGCACGAGCAATCAATAACCAACTTTCACCAGTTATAGGATAGTAAAGAATGTTTAATTTTGCTCAAGTATCAAGCAGAAGTATAGGCACGATAACGTTTGACGTGGTTACAACGGAAGATCACCAGTCAGACCTTTCAATCACAGAAAATCCAATCGAGTCAGGCGCAGCGATAGCCGACCACGCTGTAGTTCAACCAAAACAGGTTACGATTAACGGAATTATGGTTGACCATGACCACGGAACGTTCGGTATCAACTCACCATACATCGGAAATATTCGTGGTGTGGTTGATTTTCTGAATAACTTTCCATTCCCTGTCCCTGTAATTACGCAAACATCTCAAACAATCGCAAGAGCTGGGCGAGTAATTAGCCAAGCAGCAGGGGCTTACAGTCAAGTAAAAGGCATAGTAAATCAGGTGCGAGCAATTGCACCTTTTTTGCCAGATTTTGGGCTTAGCGGCTTGTTAGATAGTGGCGTAGGCGATAGCCGAGTGCAGAAGTGTTATGCCGATTTGGTAGCCTGTCAAAAATCAGGCGAGACAATCGAGATACAAACAGGGATTCATCTATACAAAGACATGATGATTCAGTCTATCTCGGTCAATCAATCGCAAGATGGAAGTGCAACCTTTACGATAACCGCAAGAGAAATCTTTATCGTAAGCACTCAAACCACTCAAAGCTCGCAATCTAGCGGAAGTTCAAATGGTAAAGGTGGAAATAAAACCTCTACCATTGGCAAAACAAAAAGCGGTCGTGCTGCGGTTCAATCCGCATCGAAAACACAGCAAGGCACAACAAGACCAGCTAACGCAGAGCCAAGAAAAACCTCCGCATTAAAAAATATTCTCTCATAGGTGGCTAAGATGCAAAGAATACCAGTTACACAGTCGCCATACCAAGAGCAGACATTTGAATTTAACGGTCGGAAAATACGTTTAACACTGAGATTTAATAGTGTAGGCAATTTCTGGGTGATGGATGTTTACGAACCAGTCACTCAGCGACAAATATGTCAAGGTCAGGCATTAGCTTGCGGAGTGCCTATTCTGTTTCGCTCCGTTCAGCCTTACTTCTTCTATATGGAAGATGAAAGTAGTGCAGATTTAGATGTTATGACAGCGGATGACTTAGGCACTAGATGCTTTCTGTATATCGGGGCTAAATAATGAAACAGTTCGGCAGACAATGGAAATTAGATATTAGCAACGAACAAGAAACGCTAAGTATCACACAGTTAAGGGTGGCGTTTGAGATTGATAAAACAATCAACGAAAAACCAAATCCAGCAAAAATCCAAGTTTGGAACTTAAACCGAGACCATATCAACCAATTATTAAGCCAAGATTACAAGAAAGCATCCTTGTCAGTAGGTTATAACGAACTAAGACAGATTTATTCAGGCGATATTACAAAAGTTAGAATTCAGCGAGACGGATTAGACTTTGTTTTAACGCTTGAATGTTCTGATGGACACGTAGCCTATACACAGTCTAGAGCTAAGACCACGCTTAAAGCAGGAGCGACTGATAAGCAAATAGTCGAAGAAATACAAAAGACCATGCCTAAAGTGCAAGCTGGAGCGATGGATATTCCTAATCAGCGTAAATTGCCACGGGGAAAAGTATTAAATGGCAATAGCCGAGATATTTTAACCAAAGTGGCAAGAAACAACGGTGCGGATTGGTCAATTCAGGACGGTTCATTGATATTCCTACCAAAAGATAAGGTATTAAATGATGAGGCTGTTTTAATCTCGCAAGATACAGGAATGATTAACGCACCAGAGCAAACCGATGACGGATTAGAAATAACCTGCCTGCTCAATCCTGCCTTGCAGATTGGCGGTTTGGTAAAAGTTGAGTCAATCATTGAATACTTTAACGGTGAGTACAAAGTAATAAAACTTGCCCACTCAGGCGATGGATTAGGTGGCGACTGGCAAAGCAAAATGACGGTTGTCGGTGGCAAATTCCAAAAGGTAGAAAGCGAGAATAAGGACTCAAAATCCGACACAAAAAGGCAAGGATAAGAAAAAATGAACTATCAACAATCACTAGCCACACCTGAAACCGCAACAGACCAACAAATTCAACAAAATCAGTTAAATCTACACACCGCACTACCTGCCAAGGTTGTAAGCTTTGACCCAAGCAAGCAAACAGTAACGCTTGCGGTTCAAGTAAAAATGCAACTGGCAGACGGTAACGGTGCGGATATTCCTCCACTAGTTGATGTTCCTGTTAGTTTTCCTAGAGGTGGTGGATTTGCTGTTACGTTCCCATTGAAAGCAGGCGATGAGGGTATGGCGATATTTTCAGAACGCTGCATAGATGGGTGGTGGCAAAATGGCAACGCATCAACTCCGTTAGATTTTAGGTTGCATGATTTATCCGATGCGATGTTTATCCCCGGTGTTTGCTCTGTTCCTAAAGCCATTAAAGGTTTTTTCAATGATGGACTTTCGATGCAAACGCTAGACGGTGGCACGTACATTCGGATAAAGAATGGCACAATCCAAATTAAAGGAAACATCGAACACCAAGGCGATACAGCACAGAAAGGCAAGCATAGTTCAACAGGAATTATTTCAAGTGACACTGATGTTTCTGCTGGTGGCATTTCAGGAAAAACACATAAACACGCTGGCGATAGTGGCGGTAAAACAGGAGTTCCAGAATGACGGTAAAAGTTAGACGATTGGATAAAAATCATGACTGGACTTTCGGGCAAGGTTTCGCAAATTATGCTATCGAGTCAGAGGCGATTGCTCAAAATGTTCAAACTAGACTTTGGTCATTCACGAATGACTGGTTTTTAGATTTAGAACACGGTTTGCCATGGTTAGAACAAATGGGGCGAAATGTGGATTTAGGTGATTGGGAAATCAGGATTAAAAAGCACGTTCTACAAACTGACGGAGTTTCCAAGATTACCAGTTACGAATCAAATTTAGATCCAAATACACGCAAATTAGTAATTGATATTACATACCAAGACATCTATGGGGCGGAAAATTCCGCTAGTTATCGTTCATAAGGGGCATTATGGCAACACTAACAGAAACAGGCATCCAAATTGAACGCCTAAACGACATTGTGAAGCGTTTTGAAGATGGCTTTAAGCAAATCTATGGCCAGAATATTGACTTATCGCCAAACACGCCAGACGGTCAAATGGTGGGGATTTTAGCTCAGATTAAAATGGATATTGAAGAGCTTGCTGAGAATGTTTACCGACAATTAGATCCAGATGTTGCGACTGGTGCATGGCTTGAGCAGCGAGTAGCTTACGCAGGATTAATGCGAAGAGGTGCGAGTTATAGCTATCTGCGTTCCGTAATTCTAACTGGCGAGCCTAACACTCAACTTTACGCTGGGATTGTTGTATCAGACCAAAATAAGGTTCGCTGGGTGCTAACAACCGATATTCAATTAGATAGCAACGGTTCAGGCCGAGCAGACTTTAGAAGTGAGCAATTAGGCAGTTTTAACCTTGCTAAAAACACAACCTTAACCATTGAGACGGTGACACTTGGACTAACTAATGCGGTTACTTTTGAAAATGCAGAAGTTGGTGTAGAAGAAGAAACCGACACGCAATTACGTGAACGCTTTTTATTTAGTCGAACAAAGAACGCACAGAATTCAGCAGAGGCGATTACTGCGAAAATAGCAGCATTGCCAGATGTAAAACAGGTTCGAGTGCTTGAGAATAATACCGCTCAACGTGATGCATTAGGTGTAGAACCTCACTCAATTGATGTGATTGTTTACGGTGGCAATGATGAAGAAATCGCCAATGTAATCTATCAAAATAAGGGGGCTGGAGTTGGGTTACAGGGTAACACACTAACAAACCTTAAAAAAGATGGCGAAACGAGACCAATTAGATTTGACAAGGTTTCATTGGTTGACATTCAAGTATCAATGCGATGCGTTCGCTATGAAGATTTTACTGAAATTGACAAAGGCCAAATTAAAAAACTCTTAGCTAATCAGATTTTCAAAATTGGTCAAACGGTTTCTTTATCTCGCCTATATTCACCAATCAACCAAGTTGGAGGTTTCTGGGTTAAAGAACTCAAAATCGCACGAAAAGGGCAACAATTAAAAGGCGAGAACGTTGCGTTACAACCAAGAGACTTAGCAAGAATAATGGAAAGCGACATCGCAATAGAGGTGGAATAATGGCTTATTCAGATTTGCTTATCTGGCAGTATCAAGGAAAGCCTAAAGCACTGTCAACAGTAAAAATGTTAGAGGTTGAATTCTCGCAATGCTTTATTGATTTATATCAACTTCAAGATGTTTTAAATATCGAAACCGCAACAGGCGACCAATTAGATTTGGTTGGGAAACATGTTGGGCAGTCGAGAATTGTTAATGGTTACACTTTAAGGCAGTTCTTCGGGTTTAAGAACGCAAAAAATGCACTTGGATTTAGCAAAGAGTTTAAAGGTGGTGGTCAATGGTACAGGTTAAGAGACCCGTTAGCTGATTCTGTCAGATTATCTGACGAGGATTACCGATTCTTAATAAAGTGCAGAATCATTAAAAATTATCAAGTCGGCACGATTCCAAACATTATTGAGGCGTGCCGATTTGTTTTTGGTGATGGATGCACAGTAAAAGACAATTTAAATATGACGATTACCGTTTCGATTGTTGGCAGATATTTAACTCAGTTCGCAAGATATGCAGTAGAGAATCTTGACATCCTGCCAAGACAAGCAGGCGCTAAAATTATTTTTGAAATTAAATAGAGGATTTTATGGCGATACATAACAAACCCGATGAAAACATATTCGCATCGAGCGCTAAACAAGGCGAAGTGAGTAACTTCCCTGATATTGGCAGAGGGTGGGGCGTTTCATTCGATCAAACAGGTGGAATTCCCCCGATGGAATGGTTCAATTTTCTCTTTAAGAGAACTGATGAGAAGTTCGGATATTTATTGCAGCGTGGATTGCCTGAGTGGTCAGAAACGCAGGAATACCCTATTGGTGCATTGGTTCAGTATAAGAACCTTACATACAAAGCTAAGAGAGCAAATACAAATAAAAACCCAGAACAAGCCGATTCTTTAGACTGGCAGCGATGGGGGTTTACGAAAGCTGAGCTTGGAGTTGCGACATTGACATCAAGTGGCGTAACGAAACTTTTAACCTCGGTTACCAGTAATGATGAATCCATGGCTGCAACTCCAAAGGCTGTAAAAACAGCTTACGACAAAGGAGTTGACGCAAAAACGGCCGCGGACTATGCACAACTAACAGCAAATGACGGCGTATCAAAGGCGAATAACGCACAGCGTTCTGCTGATAATGCCAACACAAATGCAAACGGTAGAGTGTCTAAAAATGGCGACACAATGAGCGGTTCGCTGACTGTGCCTAGAGTTGATACAGGAAGCATAGAATCATCAGGGTATGTAAATATTAGCTCAAATAATGGAGTTGTTTTTTATAATAAAGGGAATCCAGAATATACAGCCATCTTGTCAGAAAACGGGTTAGACATAAAAAAAGCGGTAATGTCACATGACGGATTGAAGTCTGATCATATTGGGTACGGTGGGTATGGCTCGCAATATGATTACTCAGCGCCATTTGAAGTTATTGAGGCAGCCGCCAATAGCATTGGCACATTTTACCCTTTTGTTAAAGGGAAAGTGATGAGTCGAGGTAATAGCGGTGCGGCTTTTTCGCTTGGTTACACGACAAAACAAACTGGCTACAACGAGTACGGTAATTTCGGACGAGGCGTGATTAATCTAGTAGAGGATAACGGAAGTTTCAAAAATTGGGAATTTGAACACACAGGAGTTTTTCGTTCAGCAGGTGATGTAATTACAGGGAATGGAAATTCATTAAATTGGTACACGCACGTATTAAATAGCTTGATAGGCGGTATAACATCTTCGTCATACGGTTCACATTACCAAGGTGCCGATGTCTTTAAAATTAAGCAAAATAGACTAATGATAATCAGAATGCAGATTGGAGTTGTGAACTCATCAGGTGACTACTACTTGCCAGAATCTTTTGATGGTTCGGCCGGTGCAATAGCTATTGATTCTGGTGGCGCGGTTAATCCAGTCGGGGCGTTCTTCAAAGGCGGTAATTCTGTTTATGTATCAGTAACCAAACCAACAAATGTGACCGTTATTGCAATAGGAGTGAAAAATTAATGTTAAAGCAATTCAATTTATCAACGTTATCATTTCGAGATCCCGTAGGTAATGAGGACGGATGGATTAATATAGCAACACAAGCACAAATTGAAGAGATTTCAGCGAGCATCACAAATGGTGGTGCTGTGTGGGTGGAAAATGGGGAGGTGAAATGCTCTG